CGTGGACCTCCTCCGGGCTGTGGAGCCTTGAGGTTAGAGCCGGTAGCTGCGTTGTACTTCCTTCTACCGGCTGCTGTGAGTCCTCCTGAGCGAGACTTGTGCTTGCCCATCTTGAGACTCACATTCTTTTTCTTGACAGCCATTATACAAAGTATCCTATCTTTAATTTAGACCTTTCTTTCTTAGCTAGTGGTACAGGTAATCCATGTATGTCAGGGTTGTATTCGCCTGCGTCATAGAACTGACCACCTGTTTGCATGTAGGCTCCACCCTGCCCATCTAAATAGAAACCTTTTTCAGTTACATAATTCATGATAGATGGGTCAGGTTTGCCGTCAGCTAAGTTAGCAATCTTAAGTTCTTTACGCTTGGTTGACATTGTTAGTACCTTTTTTGTACTTACCTCTTTTAAATACCTTATCTGCGTTGTCCTTAAACTTGTTCATGTTACGAAGATCATCGTAGTAAGGTGTAGAAAAAGGTGATTTACCTTGAGCTAGTTTTGGCTTCTTTACTGGTTTTGGTTTTGGCGGCCAGTCTTTATCCCAATCAGGGGTATGTGTACCGGGTGAGCCTCCCTTTCCTTTAGCCATTATTTTTTCCTCTTATTTTTCATGATGGCAGCCGCAACTTTTGGTCGTTTTTTTGCGAGTGCGGCTAGTCCCTTTGACATTGTTTTACCACCTTTCTTTGGTGGTCTGCCTTTTTTACTTCCGTATGTACCTTTGCCTGCGGGCATTTTTTAATCTCCTAAAAGTCTAAGTCTGATCTGTCTAGTTTTTCGATAACGTCTTGCCTATAGGCAGGGTCTCTATCATACCTTTTGTCATTCATAGCTGCTACGAGCTCTGCTTGACTACGGAATACATCCGTGTTTCCTGTTGAGGGTTTACCTGTATACATTTTACCTTCGTATCCGTTCTCTTGTTCATACTGTGCTTTCAATCCAGTAACTGCTAGGCGTATAGCTTCTATGCTACCAGTATTAATAACACTATCAAACGCTTCTTTCGAGTCATTATCTAAATTATTATTAGCCCATGTAATTAGATTATCGTACGCCGCTTCTCCGCCTACATAGTTTTTAACTTGGTTAACTTCTGAGTCAGATAGATCAGCTACGTCTGCTTGCTGTGCTTGCTTGAACGCATCTGTGTCTTGTACTTCTAAGTAAGCCTGTACTAGCTCTTTGCTAGACATAGAGGAGAACTTCTCAAGAGTCTCTTCTGAAAGCTTACCGCCATTATCATAGAACTCGTCGTTTGCAGATGTAATAAGAGCAGCTCCGTCACTAAGACTTCCTTTCTCCTCTTTCTCGTCTGTTGCTGATGTCTGTTCTACAGTCTCATCTGTCTCAGATTCAGTCTTACCTAGCTTGGATTCTAGTTCTTTATAGGCTTTTTCTAATTCCTCTGCTGATTTATATTTACCCGCTAGTAGTCCCTCTTGTTCTGCAACCAACTTCTCGCCGACGGCAAGGGAGTCTTGCTCGTCAGCTGTGAGGTTGTCAGCCAGAGTTTCTGTCTGCGGTGAATTATCTATTGTGTAGGTGTTTTCTTCTGCCATTTATTCTGGTTGATTAGGTGGTGCTCCTGAGCCTTCAGCTCCCGGTGGTACTAAGCCTGCTTGTGCCATTCCCTCTGGGTTCTTAGTAGGGTCCATGAGAGGACTGCTAGCTAACTGACCGGCTTGTTTAATTAAGCCTTGCTGTGCTGCCATTTGCTGTTGCTGTTGCATCTCAGCTTCCATAGTCTCAGGTGATTTAATTAAGTTTAGTACGTCAATACCTTGTGAAGCTGCTAATCGTTTAATAGCTTCTGTTGCATCTACATATTTCATGAGAGCTTCTGGTCCTAATGTCTGTGCAATAGTACCTATGAATCTCGTCAATGCTTCTGCGTCTTGACCTCTTCCTAAACTGTTAATACCGGCTACTATCTTAGGTCTTACTAAGTCTTTTGGTAGCTTAGGTATCTGGTTACTACGTTGTAACACTAATAGTATTCTATTGAGATAGGGTATAAGAAACTCTACAGTTAACAACGAGTACAGTCCGCCAAGTGACTGCTCTAGTTCGAGCTGTGTTAGGCGTACCTCTTCTGCTGTTACTCTTTCTGCGTTCCTGACATTCATAACCAAGAAAGCTTCGAGTATTCTTTTCTCTATTGTTTGCACCATTTGTGATGCTGTGCCAAAGTCTGCTGTCTTACCAACTTGTACAACTCCGACATCCTCTGGTCTACCCTGTATGATAGCACCGTTTCCGGCTTTAGATAATGTCTGTGGTTTTGTTGTAGAGGATGGTGACACAAGAAAGATAACTTTACTTGCTACACTAGCTCCTTCTACTAGAGCTTGTGACAATCCATCGAGACTACGTAAGTCTCCAATAAATTCTTCTACTCTACCACGACCATAATCTTCTCCGTCGACTGTATTGAATCGAAGAACTAACCATGGTGAAGTGTTCTTAGGAGCTGAACTACGACTTGCAGGCAAGATGATATCATCTACTTCCTGATGCCAAATCCAACGTCCACTGCCTTCATCCATCTTAACGCAAGTGTATACTTCAGCGTCGTCTTCGTATGAGTCTGGTGCATTTGGTCCCGCTTCTGGCGGCTTAGGCAACTCTAGACCTAAGACTTTGCGACTAACCATTTCTTTAGTCACGATCTCTATAACATTACCGTTACCATCTCTGTTAACTACGTACCGATTGAGAGGATAGTGCTTTAGACCATCCTTGCCCATAAAGATAAGTGCATTACCTGAGACAATAAGATGTTTGAGTGCTTGATGTATTACAACTCTGTCATTAGACGCAGCGATGTAATCCATTATCATTCGCTCTATCTTAGAGAACGACAAGTCTAGCTCACTTCTCATTTGTGGTTCTAGCTCTTCTCCTATCTTGTCATCCCTGACTTGTAATTTAAAGAAGGCTGTCTGTGGTGGTACGAGAGCTAGCATTAGCTTTGCAGCTAGTGTAACTACAGCTTTAGCTCCTACTGATTGGTAAGGCTGAAGTAAAGTCTTCGAGCCTTTATAGGACGCATCTCTAGTTACGAGGTATGGTAAGGTAAGTTCAGAGGCTTCTACAGCAACGTCTAAGAAAGGAGACCTATCTGAAGACAGCTTGCTGTATAGTTCTCTGGCTTTATACATTTAATCCTCCGGTTCCACCGCCTTGTGTACCACCGGTGTTCACGTTTATTTTAAGAGCATCAGTACCTGTTTTCTTACCGGCACTAGGAGCTGACTTCTTAGCTCCAGAACCGTAGGCTACTTCTACTGCTTCATCTGGGTCGAGAAGGTCTTTCTTCTCAGGTCTTACAGACTCTTTCTGCTGTTGCTGAACACGAGGCTGAAAGGTTTGTGTTGGGGTAGGTAAAGGTGCTGACCTGTTACCTCCTCCGCCGAATACACACATTAGATTTCCTCTACTATTGATTTGATATATTGTACCACTTCCTGTTGTCCGGAGCGATACATGATGGAGGCTAAGTCCTCCTTGGGGTGGACGGGATACCAAGCGAACTTGGATTCTAAATCCTCTACCAGTTTCTGTAACTTTTCTGAATGAAAGTTAAGCGTACTGGGGTAGGTTTGTGTTTGCATGTTCAAAAAATGCGGGCATACGAGCTGCTTTTGTGTCAGAAAACTGAGGTGCTTTACCTTGATACATTAACTGATCGCTCGCATCAGCCCAAAATTTTTTCGACAAATATTTATCAGTATTGTTTTCTGCTAGGGGTTGTAGTACCCATTGTATAGTTGCCTTCCGAAGCTTATCCAAAGAAGAGCTAGGAACAAGACCCAACTCAGCACATACGAGACTATTTGTCGCAACGTGTATCTGTTCATCTCTGGATATATCAGCTGATACTGTTCTGAGAGCAGCATCACCAAGAAAGCGAAACATAGGTAGTAGAACAAAGAATATAGCTCGCTCTGCAACGAGTGCCTTTGTGATAGTGTGGTCAGGGTGTGCAATCCAAGCATCTCTTAACCTCTTCGCTTCCAGTTCGGATTGTAGATCAGCACCGTGGGCGTCAACAATGAAGCCCAAAGCGAGATCATGTTTAATCTCATCTTGTACGTTTGACTCAAGAAGTGTCCTCGCTGCTTCCGGGACTTCTTTCTCCAGTCCCTGAGAAATAAATTCTCCAACTGGTAGCTCCATATGACGTATTGCGAGTGCACGCTTGATGGTTTCTTCAGCACCTTCTTTCAATACTCCTTTGGTAGGTTGGACGGGTGTCCATGTTCTTTTTCTATTCTTTAATTTTTCGTAGGGGTTCATTGTTCGCAGTCACATTTGATTTTGTTATCATTAATAATACCATCTAAGTAACTGTCGATATCAGTGTCCGCTAATGCTGCGTAAGCATCAGACTTATCCTGAACGTCTCCCATTACCTGAAGGCTGTAGTACAAAGAGGATTGAGGGCTTGCTAGCCACTCCTCTATAAATGCTTCATCATATTGTACAACATCACTCCAAGAGTTGAAGCTGTATCCATGAAGCAATCCTGTCCTATCGAGCATCGTCATGATTTCGTCTGCTACACGCTTGTAAGCGTCCCATCCTACTTCACTTGCTATCTCAACGTCTCCATAGTTGACTCTCTCTACTCCGAACTCGCCGGAATCTCT